TGGAACATTGTGGCCAAGCGTTCCATCCTTGTTTTTCTTTCAGCTTCTTTGCCATAGCAAATTGGATTTTCCAATGTGCTTCATGTGGTTTGCCTTTACCCCCAACAAATTCCCATGATGCTTGCGAGAATTGAAACAATCCCATGAACTTGCCTGTTGGTGAGATTGCTTTGGGGTTCAGTGATGATTCGCACATTGCGATTGCTTTCCAATCGGCTGGCAAATCTTTTGGTGTTGTTTGTAGCGTTATATACATCAGAATCCCGGAGATGTCCATGGATCATCCTCTGCGCCTGCAACCAGCATTTCTGCTGTTTCATGGCTCTTTGGTATTCCCTGTTTCCATGCTGTAATGTTATCAACAAGATGGCCTGATTGTATGTCATCCAAAAGGGGCTTTACTTCTTCGAATGTCAAATTTGATTCCGGCACAATCTGAGCATCTGCGCGCCTTGATGCGAATTGAACAAAAGCATTTTGTTGATTGGTATCTGGTAGGGCTTTTTTCAGCTCGCGCTGTAACCAACCAGACATCTTCGGAGTCGCAATCCTGCGAGGCTTCAGATAAGTAATTGGTTTTTCAACATAAGGCACTGGTGTTGCACCAAGTGTTTCAGTTAAATTGGCTTTAACCATTTCTTCTCTTGATGGTCGTTTGCCTTTAGGTGCAAAATTAAAGTTTGCTAATGCTCTACCAATTGCAGATGTTTCGGCATTCTCTAATGCATTGCGAGCATTAACGCCTTTTTGTTCTGTGTGTTCATCAGCTAAGCCAGATGCAACTTGACGATCACCAACCCAAATGATTGCTTTGACAATGTAATGACCATTGACATGTGAAACAAGTTCAGTTTCAATTCTTCCATCTTCTTTGTGTAATTCCCAGAAGCGTGAAAGCCTTGCTTCAACTGGTTCATAATCTTCTATGTTAAAGAATCCCATTATGTGAGCACCAACTTTTTGGTTTTAACCCATTCAGCACAGCGACCACATCGGTGCATATTCAAAATTGCTGTGTCATCTTCTCTTACCATGTGCCAATCGCCACCAAATACACGATGACCACTTGGTCGGTAACAATCATCACTTTCTGATCCACATGATCTGCATTTTGCAGCTGGATGTTCTGTTGCGTATTCTTCCATTATTGACCCCTTGTCAATTTGTTAATTTCTTTTTCATCAAATCGTCTGTGTCCACTTGGTAGTACTTTTGCTTTGATGATGTTTTTGTCAGCCCATCTTTGAATGGTGCGATTGCTGACCAGGAGAAGATCAGCAACCTCACTTGTTCGCAGAAGTTTTGACATGTTTAAAGTGTATGTCCGACTTGGCTGAGTTGTCAAATCTCGGTGTGTCTAGCCCCATTCCTTACCATCAACAATGAACTTGCCTTTTTCGTTAATAGGTACAAGCTGAGGCACAACATGATTGTCTTGTATATACAAAATCCCAAATCCTGATTGCCAGTTAGCAGCCTTTTCTCGAATGTAGTTTGCACCGGATGATCGTAAGTCCATGAGATGTCCCACTTCCATTCCCCATATAGTGTTTAAACGCCCACCAAAGCCCCTAGAAGCCTTTGAGATGCCTTGCCTATGGGTATGCCCACAAACCACATTTTGACCCGTTCTAATGCCCAAATTGAGGGCTGTAAGGCCACCCTGTGAATACAGTCTGCCCTCATCTCCATGACCCATTAAAACTCCTGGTGCAATGTAGTCCATTGAGCGTTGGTAAGTTATTCCTAACTTGTTCAATCCCAAAAGATTCTCAATGCGTAGAGCTGTGACTGATTCAAATGCTGGTGCATTCTTGTAAATGTATTTCTCAATGCGCTGACTGTGATTAGATCGTTGCAAGATAAATGGCTTCTTCTTTGATCCAAGGGCTTCCCTAAAATCTGCGAGCACATTGTGAGCTGTATTAAAATCCCTTTGCAGTGTTCGTTCAAATTCTGCTCTAGTGCCTTTATTGAATGCACCTAACTGGGGAACATCTATTTCATCACCTACACAAGCAAGGCCATCAATCTTTGATTCGAATATGAAATCTTGTAACTTCTCAACATTCCTTTTGTGATGGAATGGAATTTGTAAATCTGAAATAATGACAATGCGTTTAATACAATCACCTTTTTTTCTTAAGGTCTATTACATCACTCCATATCATATCAGTTTTTGTTTGTAGTTTTGACAAATCAATCTTCATATCATTTATTTTGTCAGCTAGTGATGATCCACCATTAGGGAACAATGTTTGTTTGATTTTGGTTTGGATCGCTATTAGGCGAATCATCAATACAAGTATAGTTGCTGACACACTGACAACACCGACTATTTCGTTGATTGTCATTGGCGTTTGTACCAGTCCGGGTCATAGTCATCTTCTTCAAAGTCGTCATCATCTGGTGTTGCATATTCAAAGTTGACTGATGCATAGTTAATCATTCCGTATGTTTGATATTCAGTCATACCAGGTGAAGTTATGGTTCTAAGTTTTTTTACTTTGCCATCGTAGGTTTCCATAAGTACAACAAAGCCAGTGCACAGCTCACCTTTTTCATGGGCAACGTTCATAATGTTAATTAGTGCATCACCGAATACATCTGGAATTTCAACTTTTTCTTCAGACATACAAATCAACCCCATTCAATTGCGTTGTCCATCCAAGATACTTTGAACCCCAAGCCTTTTCTACTTCTGTGTAATAGATTCTTCCTACTGTGTCCTTGATAGGTAAATCAGTACTCCACACATAGCCAGATTTAGAAGATTGAATAGCCACATGGCCAAATTTGCCACCTCTCCAAAAGTGTGTTGCCCCTATTGGTGCTTTCATTGGATCAGTAAATTTATGTTTCTTAGGTGTGTTATTCCAAGCAACAATTGCACTTGGATACTTAGCTTGTATTTGCCACGCTTGACGGCAAGTCTTAAGGCAAAGGCCTTTCACACCACGCTTGCCAGACATGTGAGCAACTGCCATCCACTGCTCAGCATCCTTGCCTGACCAGGGTTTAGTGCTCTTGGTTTTCTTTGACATCAACTTTTCCAAATGCGTAATCGTTAGGATTCAACCAGCGAAGAATCACTGGTGCGACAGCTGCAATTCCTGCTGACACTAACATCTTTGGATCAGTTACTCCTGCAAGATAACATGCAATCAATCCGGCAACAAATGATCTTGCCCATGATGCTGATATTGCTTTTAAGTTGTTCATAATATGCTCGCCAATTCTTCTTTGGTTAGGCCGGCAATCTCAGCTAGTTTTTTAATTGCTGATTCGCGTGCATCTTGTTTGGCTTTATACTCGGCTTCAAGTAGTGCTTGTGCTTCTTGAGTTGCTTGTCTGTCAGCCAAAAATACTTCTTTGTCAGCACCTTTAAGTTCAATAACTTGGTCGTCAATACCAATCATAATTTTTTCAGTTGCCATTATTTATTCACTCCATATACAGAAATTGCACCTGTCATATTTGCTGCGCAAATTATTGTGAAACCATCAAATGAGTTATTATCAACCATTCTCATACCACTTGTAATATAATTTGATGCGGAGTCACCAGAAATTGAATGAGCAATTGTAAAAGTTTCATTGTTGGGAAAAGGATTAAAAACATCAATTGAACCAGCACAACGTAAATTACAATTAGTCACTAACTGTTGTAAATTTGTGCTTTGTCTTGAAACTGTTGTTACATCTGTAACTATTATTCTCGAAGTTCTATAATTAGTAGCACCAGTATTGTCTGTGCCACTTGCTCTCATTCTAAGGCTTAATGTATCGGCAGCATTAGTTGTTGCTATGTTGTAGAGAATCCTGTAATTGTCATAAGTTGCGCTAAATACATTGTTAAAACTTTGACTGGTTACTGCACTAAAACTAGTCGTATTCAGTAATACCATCCCGGCTTTTTTTGTGCCTAATGCTGTGTTCATAGATGCGTCAATTGCATCACCTAAAGTCTCAATTGCTGTTGCACCATCTTTAACCAAATCAGTTGAGGTCGGTACAGTCCACCCATAGTTCGGGGTTGTTGTTGCCATTAATTAACTCCTAATAACGCGTCTTGCCATTGTAACGCTGGGTCTAGTGTATTCCATAATTCACCGGCAAATACATCTTGCCACGCCACAGGCACAGCTGAGAATGTGAAGTCTGAAACATTCAATGTAAGTCTAGCAGTAAATCTATCAATTTCCCATTGCCAGCCTTCCACATATCCAAAAAATTGAGTTGGAAACAAAAGGGCAGGGAAATCTGTTACTGATACTGGCATGCCAAAGAATACGCCAACAAGTGCATCAAGCAATGGTTGTGTCATAGTTGGTGCATCAATTTGGATTCTAATGCCTTGGATAACTGGTTGAGGGTAAGCATTTAAAAGGACAATGCGATCAGCTAAAGTTTCGGCATCTGTTGCAGTCTTTAAATATGTGTCAATTGATGCTGTGATTCTGCCGTACAAACTGATTGAATCTAGTTCCTCAGTTTGAAATGAGGCTGTCGGGTCACCATAAGTAACTATTGCGTCATTGATAATGTCGTTGCGTGATGTTGTGACATTGATACCATCTGCAAGAATAAAGTTCTTTGAAATGTTAATGAACCCATTGGCACTTACATAATCGGCTCTATGATCCTGATCTTGATATCCAATGCCACCAGATGTTGTTTCAAATATGTAGCCACTGCCTGAGTCAGCAACTGTTTGAACATAATTTAAAGCATTGATTGCACCAGGGTCACCAGTTGAGTCAAACAAATCATAAGTTCCAGGAGTATCAATGTCTGAAATATCAACACCTAGAAGATCATTCCAAGTCTCTGTAGTGTAATCAGTCCACACTTGTGTTGCAGGTAATTCATTCCATTTAAGTCCAAAAGTGTCAGTGATAACTGAAACAATACGATCACCATCTTTTTGTTCTGGGTATCCAACCAGGTTTGCTTCTTTAGCTGCAAGTTTTGACAACCCACCAGATGCACTAATCTGTGTGATAAATGTGTTTGTTGTTCCAGCATCCAGGACTGAAACTGAAACATCTGTGACTGTGCCTGTGAAGATGTTTGTGTCTGTTCCTGCAAAGTTGTCAAGGGTAATTGTTATTTCATCAAAGATTTCAACATCAGTGTAAGGCAAGTTTAAGAAATCAATTGTGGCAAATCCTGCTGTTGATTGTTGTTGTACATCATCACGACCCATGCTGATTTGTACGCCCTCAAGCGTGTAATTTGTTACAGCTGTGCCGTTAATCTTAACTGTGGCGTTTGGTGACCAAGGCATGATTATCTGCCAGGAATCATTGGTTTGACAAACTTGTTGACAGTTCCAGCCTTTGCAGCGTTGTTGATTGATTTGACCACTGTTTGCGCTTGTGCTTTGGAATTGGTTGCGCCAAATGTGTTGTTGATGTTTATCACTTGACCAGGGTTGCCACTTAATGCTGCGCCTACTGTTCTAATTGGTGCTGTTGAAATGTCAAGTAAAGCACCACCCACAAATGATTCTTTAAATCTTTCAAATGCTCGCACTGCTGCTTCAGTCTTTTCAATAATCTTTGTCAATGAATCAATTAACTTAATCAAAAGACTTTCACCTGAGTTTGGGTCAATGGCTAATAATTTTCCTAATGCATCACCAAGTTGTCTAATCTGTTCACCAAGTAAATAGGCTTGACCCTCAGTTGATTCAAGATCATAACCAAATGTCACTGCACCAGTTCCAGCATCATAAAATGCTTTAGTTAATCCTTGTTTGCCAGTTCTAGTCAATCCATTAACCAAGCCCTCAAGTGCTGGCACAAGATTATCTGTGACAAACTTTGCAAGTTTTTCCATGAAAGGCAGTAAAGCAAATCCAATTTGTTCTTTGGCTTCATCAACAGCAATTTGAACCCTGGACATTCTGCCAGCAAATGTTTCAGCTGCTGCTGCTGCCTGACCTGCAAATGTTTCAGATAATGCTTTAACAGCTGCATCAAAGTCTTTAGTCTTGACAATGTTTTCATCAAGTGGTACACCGATACGCTTTAATGCACCCAGGTTGCCATCATAGGCTTTGCCTAAGGCTTCTGTGACTGCTGCTAAGTCTTTACCTGTACCGGCTGCAATATCAAGTGCAAGTTGTTGAAGTTTTTGTGCTTTAGTAACATCTTGTGTTGATCTGACCAAACGATCCAGTGATGGTCTTAATTGATCATCTGCAATGCCTGTTGCTCTAGCTGTGGCATCAATGTAATCTTCGGTTGCTGCAATTTGTTGATCTGTTGCTTTAGTTGTGTTGCGTAAAGTTTGAGCCAAGCTAACCTGGGCTTTTTCATCTTCAATGGCTGCTTTAACAGCTGAGACACCTATTGCAAATGCTGCTGTTCCAACAGCTGTTGCAAGTCCCAGAAATGCTTTGGCTGCGTTTGCAACAATCTTGTCTACTTTGGCAGTGAATGATTGTGTATCAGTTGATGCTTTATTTAAACCAGTTGAGAATTGTGCTGTGTCTGCAAGTAATTGCAGTTTCAATGTTCTAATATCTGCCATGTTAATTCCTTTCGCGCCATTCTCGTCTTATTCTATCAACTTCATCAACCCATCTTTTGGTTATATAAGGTTGCAATGCTTTGAGTGTTGGAAATATAAAGTAACCGGCATTGCCTCTGCCCTCGCGTGGTGATCTTGGTTGAAATTGTCTGTAACCAACATAATCAGTTGATTTGCCTTTTCTCTTGCGTTTTCTGTCTTGATATGCACCAAATTCAACACCAAGTGCAATTGCACCTACTGATGTACCATTTGCAAGTTTTGGATTATCCCCACCAATGCTAATCACTGGGCCTCGTTTAAAACTGTTTGAAACTTTAATTGATCTTGCAAGTGCTTGGCCTTGTTTAGTTGCTTGCAATGCTGAACCAATGGCAGATGCTGCATCATTAGCAATATCTCTTGATGTTTTTTTCATATCTTCTTTTGCAATATCATCCATGTTTTTGAAAGTACTTAATATGGCTTTGATATCTTTGTCAGCAATTTTAATTTCAAAAGGCCTAGTTGCCATGATATTTACTCACCACATCTGCAATTGTTGATACCTGCTCTGCCGAAAGCGTTTTGAACTCTGACAATGGCTGGCGCGAAACAATTGCCAGTTCTATCAAAGTGCGTTCTATGCTTCCGGCTGTGTAAAATTTGTTGTTGCAAAATCCTTTGAATTGATGTGAACAACTTGTGATCGCCAATCTTCAAAGCGACCAACTGGTTTGTCACTGATTCTTTTTTGCATTTGGTAGGCAAGCCAGAATTGATGTTCAAGGCTTGGTGGCAATTCTTGTTTGAATAGTTCCAAGAATGTTGTGCCAGTTTCCTTTTCAGCCTGCGCAATTTCCCATGGAATAGTCCATTCTTCGTAGGACTTTCCATCTGCAAGTTTCCATTCTATTTGTATCTTAAACATTAGGTGACCCCTGTTCGATAGTTACGCTATTGATACTGATCGGATTGGCATTGATACTGTAACAGTTAATGCATCCGGTGCAGTTCCACCAAAATCTGGTCTTTTTGGAAGTACAGTCAATGTCATTGTTTTGCCGTTGATTGCTAATGTCATTGCTTGTGTTGTGGTTGGATTTGTATCTGCATCTGTCCACAATGTGTCACAGAAGCCACTTGCAACGCCCCAATCTTGCAGGATTTCAAGTGTTACTGTTCCAACTTCTTTGTCAATTACAACAATATACAATCCATAAGAAAGGAAAGACAAAATGCCAACATCAGTATTTACAGGTAGAAATATTGCACTG